AATATACTGCATCTTTTAAATCAGTTTCTAATTCACTGACTGTCTTTTCAAGCTGTCCAACTCGCTTTTGCAATGATGTTAATTGTGACTTCAAAGCAAACGTATCTTTTAACTTTGTCATGAAAGTTTTCAAAATATCACTTGTTAGAAACTTAGTGCTATTAGCTGAAACAGTTGTTGAAGATGCGTGCTCACTCACATTTGAAAACAAAACTCTCTTAAAGAAATCTTTCATATATAAGACCTCCTAGTTGATTATGCTCCAAATACTTCAGTCCACATTGTATTTAATTCAGTATCAGTCATTACTACTAATTTAGCATTGATAGCTGAAGTTACTTGTGCTGCAGTTTGATATCCTGAATCATTTGTTAATGATGATACTTTTGTTGGAATATCAGTCTTTTTAGCATAAGAGCTTAGATCCATTTCTCTTGAACCTAATTTTTCAAATTTAGAATTGATATAGATGTATTCATCATAGATATTATTACCAGAATCACTATTAGCAACTAAATAGATAATACCTTTTTTACCAGTTGAAGGTAATGATTCGACAACTGAGTAATCGATTTGAGTTACTCCTGATACTGCAGATGCGATTTCTTTTGTTACATCAGCTGATTTAGCATAAGCTGTTAGATCAACATTTACAGCTTTCGATGAATCAGGAGTTAAAGCTGTACCATTTACTTTTACAGTTTCAATTTTGTTTGCTTGAGCACCAGTAGCAACACCGTTTAATTTTGTTTTATCAGCATTTGTATAATCATTTGTAGATAAACCTTTTCCAGATTCTTGCGCTACAAATTTTCCTTCGCCCCATGCTTTAATTTTTCCTAGGGCTGTTTTTAGAATTGAATCAGTTACAAAACTCATAATATATATCTCTCTTTCTATTTATTTTTTTATTCAAATACTTCTTCCCACATATTGTCTAATTCATCATCAGACATTTCAGTGGCTGTTCCCTGCATATCTTTCCATGCAAAGTCATAATCGATATTGCTTGCTTTTTGCAATACTTGGTCTTTATTACCACCTGCAGGAAGAGTCGCAAGTTCTTTTTGTTGTAATTCTTGTTTTAAATTAATTAATTGTTCATACAGCAACTTCATGTTTGGATCCATTGGTTGTTGTTCCTTATCATCCTGATCATATTCGACATCTTCGATTTTCAATCTAAACGGTTCAAATGTCTTAGTAGAATTATCATCACTGTTTCTGCCAATCAATGTACAGGTTAATACCCCTGCTGTTTGAGTAAGATTTTCTCCAATGATAAATAGATTTTGAAGTAATGGTATTTCAGTTACTTCATCGTCCATATCTACTTTCAAGTAGAAGTTCCAGCCATCAATGAATAGATTTTTGTTGGTGAATTTGACAGCTGTATTGTTGCTATCATACTTTCTTCCAGCATAGAAGATATTTCTAGTACATGAATGTGATTGATTTTCATTCAGATAGATTTCAATAATTCTCATATGTTAACCCTTGTAAAAGATTGCATCACTAAATGAATTGACTGTCCTAGCAATCCTGTCGACACCTGAAATATTGATTCCATTCAAATGAACTCTGAACAATTCAATTTGACGTAAAGCACCACCGTTTTCAAGATCATCTTTTGTTAATGACGGAACTGTTTCTTGTTCTCCAGGTGTACCTTGGATGACAACAATATCGTGTGATTCTCCGCTTTCATCAATTTTAAATTGAGCAACGATACAATCGCAACGTTTCATGTTTTGAGTACCATTTTCAATTGGCACATCGCAATACATTCCTGGTTTGATTCTAAGAAAATGTCCTTGGTTTATAAGCAATCCATCAGCAATCCTTACTTTATTATTGCTGACAATAGAAGCTTCCATTTGATTGCCTTTTGTAAAAATACCATCAACTGAATATAGAGCATCAAACAAATATGCATCGATACTTGCAGATACTTCTTTTCCTGTCAATGTAATTGCCTCAACTGCATCACTTGAACTTGCCATCTAATCACCTACCTTGTAATCAATGTCACAGTCTGTGTAGTCTTTTTTAAACGTACATTTAACGATTTTTTGTACAATAGGCTTTTGCATAGAAATACCTGTTATGTATTCTTTTGCTCCTACGATATCACCAATTTCAGGAGATAAATTATCAAATGTAATTTCTAAAGAGTTATCAGTCTGTGCTTCTTTTAATTTTGTTTTGGTTCCATCTATTAATTCTTGAATGCTTTCAACATTTGAATAGTCATATGTCATTGTATTCAGTTCACTTGGAATCATAGAGTCATCATCAATTTCACTCAGTTCTAAGTATTGATCATTGATTTTAAAGACATGAACAACCTGCCTTTCTTGCAAATCGCCTTTGCCTAATCCAATGCAATGATTACATTGATTTATATCTTTTTTAGCGATAATCTGCAGATTGTAATCATTGTCGAATTGGAGTTTTTCGGAATAATTAATAATAGGCTCAACTGAAAGTTCAATATGTCCATCTTTATTCCAAATAAGTTTAAGTTTGGCATTTGCATCATTTAGCATTGTTTCAAATGCCTGCAACGTGTTGTAATAACGTGCCTGATAATTAATGGTTATTCCACTATCTTCTTGTGAAACAACAAAAAAATCAGCCAGTTTCTTTTTTAAACTTACTGATTTAGATTTATTTTCAATATAATTGAAAAAATCAGTTGATGAATTGATATATTCTCGAATGCATTCATTTGCTTCACCTATGAATTCATAGTATTCATCAGTTCTTTTTTTAGGTTGAATAATATCATTTGCTAGCAATTTTCTTGGGCATATGCCCCCTATTTTCACTTCTTCAGCTTCAGTATCTATTTCGATACTTTTTACTATCCCACCAAATTCGGTACCGACACAATAAAACTTGCTGTCATATGTCAATTTGCGGTCCCAGCTGTCCGTTGAAACGGTTATTTCAAAGTCATTCTTGGCTTTGTCATATGTTCCAATTTCCAAGTCTAGGCTACAGTTTAACAATGGTCCTTGTTCGATTCCGTTAGGATCCGTGTAGATGAACTCCATCATCATTCATCACTCTCCCATTTTGGCTCGCTTCTTGCATCATAGACAACGATATCAAATGAAAAAGAATTGTTCCAAACGACAATATTTGTACCAGGTGGGATGGGAATATACAATCTGTTGTCTTTGTTCCTGTCATTAAAAACATTGATTTCATCACCGTGTGCTGTGATTTTTACAGCTTTCTTTTTCATTGTATCGATTTCAAGTCTTTCATTTGCTTCAAGTGTCGTATTGATTTGATAAAGGTTGTCTCCTATTTTAATGGCCGGGTCTTGTGCTGGACCATATATTCTTAATAAAATATCATTTTCAACGACTCCAATATTTCTGACTGTCATTTGTCCTTCACTTGCACCATAAATATAAGGATATTTATAGGAATACTTCTTTGTTCCAGCTTTTTTTCCTTCACCACTGCTGTAAAAATGGTAGGTATCTTCCTTGATCCATTTAGTTGAATCAGTTACCAGAGTTAAATCTACCTTTGCGTATGGAAGAATATATGACTTCATGTCTTTTTGGTTTTTAAAGATATTGCACTCTAGATAATAATCGTTGAAGTATAATCTACCTTTTTGATTTGAAACGTTATCTACATCGAATATCTCAACGAGTCTATTTAGAGCACTGTAGAAGTCTTTTTGATTTTGGCTAAAGATATCTACACTAACCTTTTTCGTTTCGACATCACGATAAAAGCGTGTGACCCTTCTATTTTCAGTTTCATATGACCATTCAAAATTGAAAAAGTCAGTTTCTTCAATATGATAAGGAGCACTTAACAGATCTATTTGCTCATTGTTTGAATTGACATAATATACTTTCATAAATGCTCCTTTCTAAAAGATTCTGGCAAATTCACGCTTGTCTACTTTGAAAGACATTTCACTGTTTTTAATTGCTTTAGCAGTTGAATTTCCCATCTTATCATAATCAATTTTTAATTCATTTGTGACATTGCTTTCAAATGCTGTTTGTCTTGCGATATCAAGATTTGTTTTCAGTTCGATATCATCCAAATTGAAGTTCATGATACCATTCAAGTCACTTGTCATTTTTTCAAGTTCTTTGTTCATGGATTTTTGAGCTTTTGGCATGGCCACTTCAAAACCTACCGCAATACCTGGTGGTAAGAATTTACCAATGGCATCTCTCATGACTTTTGAAGGTGAATGAATGCCAAAGAATCCTTTGATACCATCTACAACACCATTTGCAAAATCGCCAATCTTGCTAAGCAACCAGTCTTTTGCATTCTTGATACCGTTCCAGATACCTTCCACGATATTTTTACCAATATTTGCCATTTTACCAGGCAATCCAACAAGAGTATCAACAATACCATTCCATAGTGATTTGGCTGCTTCAATCCCTTTTGAACCCATCTTGACAACGAATTCAGCAACCTTTCCAATAGCATTTGACAATACGTTCCAAATTTGCCCAGGTAATCCTGTAACAAAACTGATGATGCTTGATACAAAGTTTGAGCCTGCTTCATATCCTTTGGAAATCAAATTCAAAGCAAACTCAGCTACTTTTCCTATGATATCAGTTATATACGTCCATATTTGGCCAGGTAATTGAGAAATCCAAGAAATGAACGACTGTACAAAGTTTGGAATGTCAGTCGTCACAAATTCAACGAATTTAATTCCTAAACTAACGATAAAACCAATTATCGAACCAATCGCATAGCCAATGTTGTATGGCAACTGATTGAAAAATTCGATTGCTGAGCTAATAAATCCTGTTAATATTTCAATGAAACTGTCAAATGCTTGCGGTATCGTTTCAGTAAAAAATGATGCAATTGATTCTCCAAGCCCAGAAAAAAATTCAACAATCGTTTGACCGATATTGCTGAAAGTCTCTACAAGCGTGTCAATTGCACCTGGTATCGATTCAGTAAAGAATGAGACGATTGTATCTATCACAGGCCCGCATGTTGATGTTATAGAATTCCATAGATTTATCCAGAACGACCTGAAACCATCGCTTGTATTCCATAAATAAATGAATCCAGCTACCAAGGCAGCAATAGCTGCTACAATTAGGCCGATTGGATTCAACATCATTTCGCCATTTAATAGTTTCTGCGCTAATGCTAATCCCTTGGTTACTCCTTCGGTGAGAAGAACTATTCCTTTGTAAGTAGCAAGTGCTGTTGCTACAGTAAGAATAACAGCTGATAATGGTGTAAAGTTATCAAGTGCAACTCCTGCTACATCATAGAACAAATCACCTAAAGGCTGTAACTGATCTTTGACCTTTCTAACTTTTGATTCCAATTCTTGCATTGGAGTCGTTGTTTCATCAGCAAACTGTTGTCCTTTTCCTGAAACATCATCAAAAGTAGTTCCAACACTATTTAACGCTTTTGCAAATGTAAGGTTAGCATCTTCTCCCATCGTTCCGAAAGCAGTAGCTGACATAGTCAACGCTTTTTGCTGATCATCACATTTAGTAATGTCACTTACGATACTGTCGATAACATCCTTTTGAGTGGCTTTTCCATCCTGCCATGCTTTGAATGTGTTTTGTGTTTCGCTTGAAAATGAACCTAGAGCACCCTCAATGGTTCCATCAGCTAAACGAGTAGTTACTTCATTGATAGCATCATTTACCTTATCGAGATTATACGCTCCACTATCGGAGCCATTTTTCAATAATTGGAAATATTCACTTGCTGAATATCCCGCTTGAGAGAACTTTCCTGAATACTCTGAAATGTTATCTCCTAGTTCATCAGTCCAGTCCAACCCTTCTTGAGTTCCTGCGACAATATAGTCCATTGCTTCTTGTGCAGTTAACCCAAAGTTTTTCATCAATCCTTTGACACCACGCAATGTTTCATTCATATCTACATCAAATGTATCTTCAAGAATGATTGCTTGTTGTGTAATAGCGTTTAGAGTTCCGTCATCCATTTCACCAAGATTTTGCTTGATTCTTACAACGGCTTCGGCCACTCGGTCCATACTTTCACCAAGTCCAGCCTCATAAACATCCTTGATGACCTGTGCAGTCTGTCTCGCTTGGTCATCTGTTTCTCCTAGAGCGCCTTTGACACGTGCAACTGAATCTTCAAAATCAGCATAGACTTCTTTTCCAATTTCAGTTCCTTGTTTAATTGCTTCTCCTATGGCTAGATATCCTGCAATCTTAGCACCGAATGATTTGACTTTGTCTTCCATTTCTTGAAGCTTTTTCTCAAAATCATCAGAGTCAGGAGGCTCAATAGGTTTTGGCTTGTTTTTTTTGTTTAAGAAATCATCTATCTTTTTCTTTACATTGTCTATTTTAGATGTTGCTTTATCTTCAACATCAACTTTACCATCAACATCTATAGCTTTTTCAACTGCAGATGCTTCTGATTTTACTGTCTGGGCACTCTTTTCAAAATTGGAAGTGTCCATTTTTGCACTACCTTCAACTTTTGCGTTGTCAGTAGCTTCTTTTGAAAAACTTTCAACCTCGTTTGATGCTTCATCAAGCTTCTTTTCTAGTTTCTTAGTATCAGCATCAACGTTAGGTTTAGCTTCTTTTTGTGATACATCTTTAGCAAATTTATCTACTTTTTTATCAGCTGTATTGAGTTTCTTATCAACGCTTTTATCATTGATTTCTAAATCAATAACAACTTTACCATCTGCCATCATACCACCTGCCTTTAATTTATTCTTTTGGAATTCCTAACGATTCAAATAATTCTGCTTCGATTTCTTCCTGAGTTCTTTGGAATGGGTCTCCCTGTTCTTGAATGGCATAATAATCTTGAAGTTCTTTCATTCTTGCACGTTCCTTCTTGTCCTTGATTTTCGATAGATCCGCAGTTCTATATCCAACGACCTGAACGAACTTGGTGTCGTCATTCAATCCATTAAGCAATGCCTTGAATTCCCACCAATGCATATTGGTTCTCAATAGATTTATGCCATACTGCTGCATAAACGCAGCAAAGATGAGGTCCATATCATAATCAAAAAGAAACCCAACTTTTTTATTAGGTTTCTTCTCAGGCTTATCTGGTTTATTACATTTGTAGAAATCAAGAATTCCTTTCAGTAATTCCAATGAATCGATACTTTCCATATATAATTCATAGTTTGGAATCACCAAATCAAACAGCATAGGGATTTTATAATTTTCATCAATATACTTATCAGAAACGATACAAGAGAATTGAATCCACGTTCTAAAATCAGTTCTTATTTCTATTTCTTGATTTTCTATTCTTATTGTTTTTTGAAGATCTCTTTTGTCTAGAATTAACATAATCTTTTAACCCGTATTTGTTTTTTGTGTAATCCATTTGCTTTTGAAGGTTTCCAAATTCCCTTGTAAGTGAGTTTAAACTGTCAAGCTCATTTTTGATTTTGTCTTGCTTTTCTTTTTGACGTTTAGTCGTAGCATGTTCATCAAACTTGGCTTGAATTTCTTCAGCAAGAGCTAGGATTACGTAGTAAGGTTTTAAATCATCCTTATCAAAAAGATAATCGTATGATCCTTTTCCTAGCAATTCATCAATGACGACTTGACAGTCTTCAATAAAGGTATCGTCAATTGTACGATTGCCTCTGTATTTTTTGATGAACTTGTCAATCAGCAAATGATTATCGATATTGTCAGCATCGATACTGAAAATACGATCTTTAATTTTTACATCGAATAAATTCTCTTGAATCTTGATTTCTAACATAGTAACAATCCCTTTCTTATTTGATTTCTATTTGCTTCCTGGTGTTGATGACGCACCTGATTGAGGTGAAGCAGCTGTAAATTTACCAGTTGTGTAGTCATATTCACCTGCAGTAAATTCACCAGTAGCCACATTGTATTGGCCATGTTCGGAAGCACCTTTTTGAGCAAAAGTTCCTTCCAATGCAATTTTCCCTCCACCTTCTCCAGAACCAGGATTAGATGGTTGAATTTCATATTGTCTGTGATGTGCTGCAAAACATCCAGTTGAACCTTCAACAGGTGCCCATGTTTCAATTTCATATTCATCAAACATGGAACCAATGACTTCTTTTTTACCGACTTCATAGATATGTCTTACAAATTCATTATTAGGAATCAATTCTCCTGAATAAGAAACCGATGGTGTGTATGCCATCATATTTGAATGAGAAGTCTTTTCATTGATATATTGTCCGTCATCAGTTGAAGGATCCACAGCTTGTGTCCAATCCGTTAAACCAGTACCAGCCAATACAGGCTTTGATACACCATCGAATTTGACATAGTGTAGGTTTTCATGACGGTTTACTACAGTATTTCTTAATGTTTGTGCCATTATTCAAAAGCTCCTTTCTTGTAGTAAGTTAATTGATAAAGTGCTGAAAAATTAGCAATGCCATTGTCATAGGTTTCAACACCAGGATTGGCAATCATTTCTAATTTCTGTGGAACTATATCATCAGGAAAAACAATGTTTTCAAATTTATTCATTGTTTCCATTTCAAATTGGTTTGCTAAATCATCTAGAACATCCGTAATTTTCTTAACGCTCTTTTCAGTTTTAGCTCCTGATTGAAAATTAATATAAAAAGGCAATACCGCAGTATAGCCTCCTATGATATTTTCATTAATTTTTTCAGCACGATTAGATATTCTTTGAACCATGATTTGGTCATCCTTGCTGGAAGTAAAGAAATCTAATTTCCACATGTTTTTTTGTACATTTTGAATATCCAACTTCTTGCAAAAGTCATAGATACAATCCAATACCCTGTTGTATTCTTCATATGTCAGTTTTTTATTTGATTTATTTTCCATTTCTAAACACATCCTCTACACTTTTAATCCATTTCTTGATATTTGCTTTCTTTGATTTTTCAAACCATTTGGCCGTTGCTTTTGGATGACGTGACTTGTCAAAGTTCATTCCTGTACCTTTATACACATGTTGCGCATAGTCAGTATCATAAATAACTTGTTTTTTCTCTTTGGCGTTATCACCAATATCAGGTGTTTCTCTTAAGTGAGTACGATTATCTAGATTAGAAAAAGGAACGTAAGGATCAGTATCACTTATTACAGCATTCTTAAGAGTCTGATAAGCTTTATCCTTTGTCCCTTCCAAATCTTTTTTTACTTGAGAAAAGTCAACATCAACAGAAATCTTCAAGAAGCATACACCTCAATAAATTGAATGTCTTTTGTTCCTGGAGGGCGATAACAGGCATATTTATTGATTGAATAGACATTTGTTGTTTTTTTCAATTCATCGTAGTCCGTTTCTTTTACTACGTCCAAGACAAAATAATCTTCATTTTCAATCGTAAAAGTGTTCTTTTTTGACTTGTAACCGTGTTGATCAACAAATGTCAGTCCACCACAGTCACTCAAATCAATCGTTAAAAGAACACTGTCCGCATCGGAAATCCCCTTGTTTGATTGTGTAATGCCATAGTTTTCATCAAATCCAACGTTTTCAAGAACGTATGGAATAAAAGTATCTTCATCAACTTTATGAATCAAAGTAACAGTAAAAGGTCTTAAAATACGAGGAGAGCTAATCATATCGTTTGGCCACTCTGCACATAAGACCTTTTCTTCTCAATTCACTTTTGATCATATAAGCTGAAACGGATGAAAAAGGAACACCATTGAATTTGTTGCCCCTATCGCCATAGCTATAATTAAATCCGTCTTTTGATACGCTTTGCAAGTCCAAATCGCTTGTACCATTTAGAGCATTCAAACCACCATTTGCTTGAAGATAATCAATCTGATAGCATACTGCTCTTTTCAATTCCAAACAGTAATAATCGATATCTTTCTCTAATGCCCATGGTGCAATGAACTGTTCAGCATATCCTTTGACTAAATCAATTGCTGGTTCAACAAGAGGTTCAAATTCAGGCTGACATATTTTTCCATTGAATGTATCTACATAATATTCATAAGAAACCTTCATACTATTCTTCTGCTGTATCTTTCTTAGCTTTAGATGCTTTTGCTGGAGTTTTAGCACCTGCTTCTAATTCTTCGACTTTTGTTGTCAATTCAGCATTTTGTGCTTCTAATTCCACGATTCTTGCATCTTTTTCTTTTACTTGTGCTTTTAAAGATGAATATTCTCTTTTAAAATCCGCTAAAGAAACTGGGTCACCCTTTTTAATGACTTCACCAGATTCTTCATCAATATGATCATAACCACGAGCAACATAGTCATCGACTCTATGTGGCTCGATTGTAAGGATTCTATTTCCTTTTCTTACTTGTGACATAGATCATCCTCCTCTTTATTATTTTTCAACTGCAAATTGAATTGAATTTACTTTTTTCTTTAAAACAAATACATCTTCATGTGATTCTTCATAGTAGACCCATTTTCCTTCAGACATTGCAGATGGTTCATCCAATTTAGCAAATTCATAGTTGATTGGTGTAATGACTGCTAATGGATGCACCATGAACATTTTGATTTGTTTTGCAGAAACTGCAGGTTTATACCCTTGTGTGAAGTCATATACAGTTTTCATTAATTCTGATGGAACTTCAACGATTTTAACCAAGTCTAAGTTAGCGATAGTTCTGTTTAATTTATTTTCAGCATCACCAATAATGACAGTTCTAGCTAATTTTTCAGCTTGTTTTAACATTGCGTTGTAAACTGGTGTGATGTATAAGATTCTTCCTGTAGATGGAACACGTGCTTCAGCCATGTTGATCATCATTTTATCAAAATATTCTAAGATATTTGCTGCTGTGATTTCATCAGTAATAGGTGTTTGACCTAATTCTTGATATTCAGCATAGATTTTAGAAACGCAATATACGTCCATTTCAGGGAATTTTTGTTCTTGGTTGAATGTTTCAGTAATATTACCGATTGAAGCAACCATATTTGTTTGATCAATATCTTTTGGGTGTACCAAAGTAGACCATTTTCTTTCATTAGTTAAAGTTAATGGTGTCCATGCGTTATTGTAGTTTCTAGTTGCATTGGCAATTGTATCTCTTGTTGAATCTACACGTCCTGTAGTTTCTAATGTTGGGATTTCAATTGTTCTTGCATTGACCCATCTATATTTTTGGTTGTTTGGAGTATTGAATAAATCTCCGAAATAAAGCGCATAAGGCCAAGCTTGTTCTAACGCTTGTTGATATGCATGTGCATAGTTTACTGCTGCCATATTTAATTTCCTCCTGATCTGTTATTCTTTTGGCATTGCTCTAACACCTGCAAAATGGAAACCGAATGCATTTGCATTGTTTTCTCCTCCAGGTGCTCCTTTAGAAGCAGTACCTTTTGTAAATGTTGGTAATGAAGGTTCATCTTTAGTTTTTTCAACAACGAATGCTCCTGCATCCGATTCTTTTAAACCTTTGATATATTCATCCGCTCCAATGAATTTGCCGTCTTTTAATTCAAAATTTTGTTCCTTGAATTGAGAAATGATTCCACGTTTGGCACTTTCAGAAGTAAAGTTCATTCCTGCAAAGTATGAGTTAGTAGCAAAGTCTCTTTCTTGTTGAGTCAATTTGTTGTTCAACTCTGCAGTTTCATCCTTATATTTCTTTTCCCATTCAGCAGCGGAATTCTTGATACCTTCAATATCCATATCCTTGTATGATTTGATTTGCTTATTCGCATCATTCAAGGAGTTTTGAGCTGATTCATATTTTGTATTCAATGTTTCTAGCTCTTTTGTTTTTGATTCGACTTCTTTGCGGTATTTTTCAATGTCATTACCGTTTTCAGTCATGATTTGATTAACTTGTTCATCTGTTAATCCTAAATTCTTTAAAAATTCTCTTTTCATAAGATCCTTTCATTCACTACGCTTTAGTACGCTGGTTGCATCAGCCTGTGCGGTTGCAGTTTTACGAGTTGCCCACCTCAGAATTCGTTTTCTTTGTGTCTTGCTATGTTGTTTTCAGTTTTTGGGTACAAAAAAAGGAAATATCAGTCTCTATTGCTGTATTTCCTTTTATTTCTCTCTAGTGCTTTTGTTTTGCTTTTAGGTGGCGGTACGTAGCAATCGTATTTTTCATGACGAACACGACCGCAAATCATACACATATACTGTATCTTCTTAACAATAACGTGTCTTTTCTTATCAAAATATTGAATAGTATGATATTCAAATTCTTGATGATGATGTGGTCTTAATCCTTCAGCCATTGAAAAACACCTCCTTTCTCTAAAATTGCGTATAGAAAAAGCGAGTCTTTTGAACTCGCTTTATATTCATATTTAATTTTTAATCTAATACCATTGATAATTGACTATTGTATTCTTTGATTTTCAAGCTTGTATTGACTTCGGGAGACCATGATTCCAAATAATTTTTAGCATTTTCATAATCGGTCTTTAGGGTATCTCGATATGAGCCTAATTTGAAATACTTTTTATAGTCTCTCCAAATGTTGCTGAAAAGCTTTCTGCTCATTAATTGGTAAGCTCTTGAATCAATACCGCCTAGTGCACTAATTACAGTTGTTTTAGCAATTCTTTCAAGCGTATATTGTTGTGAACTGTCAATCGTTGTTGATTTTTCTAAATCAGATACCTTTTCTTCAAGAACATCAACTCTTTGAGCTGTTTGTTCATGGGCTTTAATTGTCAACATAAGCAATTCTCTTGGGTCAGTTGGTACTTTAGCATATGAACCAGTCTTTCTCAACGTTGGAAGAACTTCACTCGTTACCCAATGTTTGAATTTCTTAGCGTTTGGAAGTTTGCTACCAAAAATTAATGAGTAAACTCCGCTTTCATTAATAAATGTTAAACCTCTATTTGGAATTGCTTGTACAAAATTAATAGGAAATACATCTTTAGGCAGATGATTTTCAATGGTCGCCAAATCCGACCTTTGAATTAATCGCTTGTCATCAGAATCAACATGATTTTTTAACGCATCTTTTGTATTTTTAAATCCAAGTGCACTAGCAACATCTTTACCAACAAGCCAAGGTTCATTGTCAATCACTAAACAACTAACACTTCCAAATTCTTCATTGTTAAATATTTGTAGTTCTTCCATATTGACAATCTCCTTTTTTTATTGTTTCTTGAATGTTTCTTGTTAAAGCATTGCACTTTGAAACATTTGATCTAATAGTTTCTTCTACCATGTCAATTTGGTCTTCAATTAACATCATGACATTTGAAACATCATATTTAATATCATTCCCGTTTTCACATGCATCACATGTAACAATGACCATTGAATTAATTCTTTCTAAGTCAGTTAATTTGTTTTCAATTTCTGATAACATGTCAAATAACTTATCTAATTCATTTAACATAACTTTTACCTCTTTCTTCAATTGTGTTCAAAGGCAAAATGTAGTACAATAATCTTGCCTGTTGATATGGCAAGGAACGTGAACTTTCTCAGGGTTTTGTCGTTCCTTTTTTTATTTCCCTAAATTTAAAATTCCTCTTCTTATAGCTTCTGCTTTATCTATTTTTTCTTTTTCACAGTAATCAGTAAGAATATTTAATGTTTCGTCATCCATTCTTACTGTTATTCTATTTGATTTAGGATTTTTAACTTTAGGACGTCCTGTTTTTGGACTCATGCTATCCTCCTTTCTTTTTGTCTGCCACAATGTCATAATAATATATGGCTGACATAAAGTCAAGAGTTTTGTTGTTATATTGTTTCATATCTTTTCATACTGTTTCAATAGTGCTAACTATAAATTAAATCAAACATAAGGACTTATTGAAAAAAGTCCGTAATTATCAACAAATATTGGACTCCTCAAAATTAAGGAGTCAAGATTTCTTTATTCCAAGCACTTATAAGCAAATCTTTTTGCTTTTAATTTGTGCTTTGATTTCTTCAAGAATAAAATCATTGACTTCAAAATTAAGTGCTTCTTCTGGAAGCTCTTTTTTTACTATTTCAAAATAAGCTTTTGTAATTTTTTTAATTGTCGAAGAATTAATATGTACACCGCTCTTAAATGCATATACCGTATTCATTCTATTTTTCCTCCTACTCTTCTACATGTTTAATTGAGTATCTAACACAACATTCATGTTCGATACAGCATCCTCGATACTTTTCCCAATCCTTGCAAAAATAAACAATGTCAGCTTGACCTAATAACTTAACGGACTCGCCTAAATACCATAATGGAGTTTTAGGCTCACCATCAAAGAACGAATCAATCACTTCAATTTCTTTATCAGGAAATAATTCTTTTACATTGCATAGCACCCTTTCTCTTTCATCTAGGATTTCTTTATCCGTTTTTCCTGCCATTGGTTGACTAATAAATAATTTCATTTACACATTCTCCTATTCCACAAAAGTCCAATCTTCTGATAACATATCACTTTGACTCGCTAACCATCCTAGCTGTACACCACTTGTCCCATGAAAGGCAATTGCTTTATTACCCATATCAATATGATCTACATTAATAACTTCATCATTAGGTGTTTTGAAAGATACGTTTGTTGCAAGTTCAATGTATTGGTCTTTGCCATTCCATCCTTTACGTTTCACTTTCATTCCACGTTTTAAATACTTAATAGCTTCATCAAAACCAAAAGTAGCTTCTCCACCTAATTCAGGACAATTTTCTTCATCAGCAAGAATCCATCCATCATCAAGAATATTAGATAACGTATAAATAACTCTTTCGGTTTCTCTAATATCCATTTCTTTTCCTTCTTTGGTATGCATAATGACTGTTTTCTTTTCATTGTCCCAATACCAATAACCACCCCATGAAGGTAATTTCATTTTCATTCCTTGTTTCATTAAATCAAATGCTTTTTTAAATTCCATAATTATTCTCCTTCTAACATTTAATACATTTATTTTCAAATTTCTTATATGCGTCGAAATATAATTCTTGCTTATTGCCATTGTAGGTTAATTCGTAATACATCCCATCATCTAACGTTGTGCTTAATAACGCTTTGTGATTTTGTAATGTTTTAGCATACCAAACAACGTAAACTTCAAAATCTTCTTTTTTATCCATGTGTTGCTCATTGTGCTTTCTAACTTCTTCTTTACAAATTTCAATAAATTCACCTGAACTCATTTTTTTCTCCTTTTTTACTAAAAAATTTCTAAAATAAAAGCAATTATCATAATTAAACCGAAAATAAAAAGTGGGATAAGAATTTTCCATAACCCACAAATGAATAGATCAATAAGCTTTAAAGCGATTAAAAGAACGAATAATACTTTTATTAAAGTTTTCATATCAAATCTCCTGATTTTAAGCAAAAGAAAAAGCCAACTTTCGTTGACTTATTATTTACTGTTTTTGTTCCCAAAACCATTTTTTTGCTTTGTTATATGCATCAATCACTTCTTGTGGAAGCTTATCTAGCTCACCATTGGCAATTTGAGAACCATAAGGATCATAAATATCTATGCATTTTTGAATTTCTTCTGGGTACTTTATATACGCTGACATTCTATTTCATCCCTTTCTTGTTTTTTACAAGTGCCATGTACTCTGCTTCTACTTCGTCAAATCGACCAGATAAATAGTTAGCTCTTGCATATTCACTAATCTCAATTACATTATATTCTTTTATACCTTTTTTATCAATGAATTTCTTTGCCTGTGCACACACAAAATCAATATAGTCAGTATAGTTTTCAGCAGTAATTTCACCAAACTTTTCTATATAATTTTGTGCCTGTTTCATATGACACATTTCATGTAAGAAAACTTCAGTTTCTTCAATGACAGATTTTTTATATGCATGTGAACTATAATAAACTACATTGTGAACTGCATCGTATTTACCGTAGGCTCTATCATATTCCAACGGGTCAAATATAATAATTTTTGGTTTCCTTGTAATTCCATATAATTCTCTAGCTTTATTATTGTTGTTGACTATCTTATGTAATGCTCTTGGTTTAACAGTTGCCCTGTTTGAAATATAAACCTCGTCACCATAGCTTGTTACTCTTTTTGCCTTCAAATCTATATCTCTTGAATAGCGGAATTGAGTTTCATCTTTGCTATGAATAATAGGTCGATACATTTGACTGGTATTTTTATTGATAACTTTCTCTCTTGGATAAGCTTTTTTAAGAACGTTATCAATACCATGTTCTTTCTTGAATTGGATATTGCTTTCTTTGATGAATTGAGAGCGTTTATCTTGCCATTCTCTAATTTTTTTAGCTTCTTTAGTGGAATCTACACCGCATTCGTCAAGAATATTCTTTCTTTTCTTCCAAGAACGAATCTGACGTTCATAATATCTTTGCTTTTGTTCCAGCTCGTATTGATCATCATTCCTGTTCTTGTCAAATTCTTCGGTATCGACTAGATTGTTCTTATACTCATAATCAGTAACCTCATAAAAAGAATGCCTACAGTTTGCTCCACCTAGACCATCAACACGGCCATATCCCGTTGCCTTTTTAAAGTTCTGTAGACCTTTTACAGGAGTATGAAGATAAAACAACCTACCTTGCCATTCCTGATGGGATGGTCGAGCACCGCCATGACTTGAAGTCTTTACAATGTTGATGCCCAATTCTTTGCAGTTATCCATTTTAAACTTCAAAGACGTTTGATTGACACCACTTGTAACTGCTCTTTTAACTGCAGCATCCATTGAAGTTGTATGATCAGTATAACCAACCACTTCAATACCTTTTTGAGAAAGCTTTCTGATTGATGATTCAATAGCTTTATCAGCATTGTTTCCTGTAACAATTTTAGAATATGCTTCATCACATGCCTTTATAAACTGCTTGTTGGTGCACTTTCTTGAAATGTTGCAAAGATTTTTGATTTCACCTTGAGTATCCTTGATACCTTTGTTCAAATTCTTATTTGACCTGTTCAACATGTCTTTTTTAGAAGTTTGAGCATCAGTATCTTTCAATCTTGAAAAGATATTGCTTACTGTCATTGCTATACCACTCTTGATAGCTGTTTTCACTTTGCTTTGAGACGATTTCTTGACCTTTTGAAATTCAGTACCCGAATATTCAAAAAACTCTCTACAAGCTTTATTTTTCCATTTTGGATAGTCTTCTTCGATATCTTCTAAAGATGCAAGATTTCTTAAACGCAAACCCATCCAAATTAAAAGAAGAGTTTCCAATGTGCTGAAGTCATTTGAGACATCATCACCCGACTCTTCTAAAAATTTATCAGTTAACATTTACATCCTCTTCTGTATCGTCATCTTCATCATCATATTCAATACCTTCATCAGAATTTTCAGCAACTTCTCTTTTTGCTTCTTCTTCACTCATACCTTGCCATTTGACTTTGTACTTCCATTCAGGCATCAAACCAGCGTTGACTTCTTGAAGGTCGATATTTCTTTGTTTTTCAGTATCAGTCAAAATACTGTCTCCCCAGTCAGTTTCAACAACACATTCCATGGAATTGGATTTACCCATTCCAATAGCATAAACATTCATTGCATACGCTACATCTTCAAGTACAGTATTCAAATTGTCTTGAATTGCTGAAACAGTATCATATTTTCTTTGTTTAGATGACTTGATTTCTTCTGCGGTTTTATCGACTTGTTGTGGATCACTTAAATCCCCGTACGATAAACCACATTCGAACTCAATTCTCTTTAGAATATCATTGAATCCTGCAGCATAATTGGCATCTCTTAATTGTGGTGCGTGTACTTTGATTAAATCATTGATGTTAGTTGTTTGTCCTGAAGGATTATCAATATCATATGTTCTGTACAATCTCTTCTTTCCTTCAGGAAGTTTTGGCTCATGGGTGTGTGAATCAATTTCAAATGCATCACCAGAAGCCTCAACAGCCATTTCACCAGCAATAAACTCCCAAATATATCTGCTGTATTGTTCCTCTGCATCTTTAATCAGATTGATTGCCTTGACATAGCATGGTACACCAAGAGGGGACATTTTATCAATTGTATTGATGACAGGTGTTTTAAGGTAAGAAAAAAGTGGCCTGTCAACGCCACCAATCTCAAAATGTTCTTCCAAGTCTTTCCACTCAGGAACAGTATCCAATGGAATTTGATTGCCAAAATCCGTATAGAAATTGTAATTTCCTTGAGAATAATCTTTTTTCATAAATGCATAGTTTTCAAACGTATTTACTCCATTTTCATATTTTTGATATTCTAATCGAGTATACACGTTTTTGCCTTTAAAAATCTGTTCTACAAAGATACCTGCGGTGATTTTCTTTCTTCCATTAAACGTAACAGGAAAGAACTTATCAGCATGTACAACATCAACAAATATTTGATTGTCACTTACATATGGCTTAAAAACAACACCGCCTTCGCCTAAAGCCCATTGAAGATTTTCATTCATATCTTTGATGAATTCTTGATATTCCTGATTGACAAAATCATTTGATATGACTTTTGATATCAATTCTCTTGTTGATGTTTTAGAAAGTTCTTCGCCAATCCCTTGCGCCAATGCTAATGATTTGACACCTTTTTCTTCACTTAGCCAAGGCTGTTTGTTTTCTAAAATCTTATTCCATAAATCAATTGAATTGAGCATGTCATTCGACATTGCAATATCGATATCGAAAAATTTATTTATATCTTTTGTTGCAAACATTCTGTTCTTAATCCTTTCTAGAAATTTCTTTATTGCTGTAAACACTAATCATCCTCACCACCTTCATTCTTCTCAACATCAGGAAGATATCTTTTAATGTATTTCCAGATGCCCATGATGTAATACCTCAATGCATCCATGCAGTGATCATCATCTTTCACAGGTTTTTCAATACCACTTTCAATGCTTTTTTTATCATAGCTGTAAATAACGATTTCGTTCAAAAGCATTTCCTGACGTGTACTGAACAGTACTTTTTGAAATGCTATTGCTTTTTGAACTCTTGAAATTCCTAATTTGACATCATTTTGAGCACCTCTTATTTTGATGAATGGACAAGCCCTTTTGATTTCTTCAGCAAGTCCTCTTGCACTTGGGTCAATATAGAGGTTTCGAGGATACTGACCAAATTCTTCCTTGATTTTTTCACACATCTTCTTGAACTTAAAAGCATACTCGCTAGGTGTCAGCTGTTTACCACTTTCACGACCCGAATGATAGAATTCATCAAGCCCAAAAACAGTTTTCTGTGTGGGGTTGAGTCCCCAAAACTCAAATACTGTTGCATTCATTTGACCATAGTCGCATGATGCATCAATCCTTGTAATTCCGCTTATTTCATCATTTGTAAGATTTCTATCCAAAATATGTTTATCTTTATCAAACATGTAATAAATGATTTCATCCAATCCAATTGATATTCCTAGCCAAATCCAGTTGTACATTCTTTCATCAACTTTTTTCATTTCCATTGCTGATTGAATAAGTTTCTTTCCTAACCACTTAGCAGGAACATCTCTATAATCAACATGGATATGAATGCAGTCACTACGTTTTTCCATCTTTTTGACCCATTTAAAAATAGAAGCATTAGGGTTTTTTGGTGGGTTAAAATAATATTCCATACAGAATTCATCATCATTACCACGAACGAAAGTAGCTTCTATATTGGATATTTCATCTTCTCCTTGACCACGTTCAAAAAACTCGGTCAGCTCATCTAAAATAACAAGTTTGATAGGTTTTTCTTCATCAATGATCCCTTTTGTATCATCGATAGAGTCGTTCCCTGTAAAATAAACCGAATTGCCATTTTTAAGATATGTAATCTTCATTGGATTCTTTGTTATCTTAAACTGTTTTTTCTTCAATCCTAGACGTTTGATTGCTCGTTTGAATTCATTGTAGACTGTCTTAGAAAGCTTATTGTGAAACTTTCTCATAACAATTACGGAGCATTCATCTTCGCTTACAATCTTATAAATCCCATGAATAGCAGCATAACTTGATTTGGTACCAGCACGACCACTGTCCATAATCTTGTGAACATGTGAAATGTCATTGAAACAGGTCAAAAACTTTGGAATGACAATATCTGAAATACGAACCTGTTTTTTCTTAGTTTTCTTAAATTGGTGCATCATTTATAATTTCAACTCCATCATCTTCTTGATCATTCGTATTCAATTGCTTTTTCAATAGTTCAATCTTGAGTTTTTGCTCTTCGTTGGCCATGTTCAAATGACTTGATAACCATTCGAGAGCTCTAAGAGAATCTGACATTTTAATTGCCTTCCCATCCAATTCATCGGAATCTAAAAAAGCAATATCAATGTATCTTTGAACAATATCGTTAGGATCCAAAAGAATATCAGTATATAACTCTTGCTTTAGTCTTTTAATTTCTTCTTGGATTTCAGGTTTTTTAAACCATCTTGATGCCATGACACAAGCACTGTTATATTTAGCTTTGGGTTTTATTTTTAAATATGCTTTGACCTTGTTATGATATTTTAAATAATAAATACAAAAGAGCTGATGTTCTTCATCCAGCTCACTTGTTTCTACTATTTCTTCAGCTATTTTTTTGCATTCTTTTTTGGTGTGCACACTTTTATTTTGGTGTGCACCCTTTTTCTTCTTTTTTGACCATTCATAGCGACGGCTCCATGACTTGACAGTATTGATTGTCGTACCATATTTTTTAGCAATTTCTTTTTGCTTCATGCCGTTTTTATAGTCTTCAAACGCTAACTCGTGTTTTTCCAAATCATGTCACCACCTCCATTTTTTTATTTATAGAAATTGCAGCTAAAACTGCTGTATTGTTTTTGAAAAAGAAAAAAGCTCCCGTAAGGAACTTTTTCGCAAGGGGTTTAACCTATATGTCTGAACTGTGATTTTAAATTAAATGGGATTGTTTCATTTCTTTAAAAACCACAATAGCATAATAACATGGAAATAAGGGTTCATTCTAGGTCCACTTTGGGTCCAATTAGGGCTCACTTTGGGTTCAATTTGGGTCCAAAATGGGTCCACTTTTGATAAAAGTTTATCATTTGTGATAAAAACAAAGAAAAAAGAATGAAATTTCTATTCATTCTTGATGCTTTCATAAAAAATATTATTCAATTTTTCAAGCGATGGGCGGTGTTCCATGTCAAGATATTTAGATAATTCTAAACATGCTTTTGGAAATTCTCTTTTGTAAGTTGATTTGCTGATACAAAACGATTCTTCTAATGTGTCAATCATTTCATTGTACCCTCTTGAACATACATACGTTCTAATAATGTTTCTATGACCTGCGTTTAGCAAATATACTAACGGCATAAATTTATCAAGTTCTTTGTTAAAGAGCTCTAGGCGCTTTGTTAGAAGCTCCCTGCGCAACATATTAGAAGTGATTTGTTCTCCTTTTGGTTTTGAAAAACCTCCAGGAGCTTCATCACTGTATTTAATTGATTGAGGGCTTGGAATGTCCTCAATTTCAAATGTTAAAGAGAATTTTTCAATATTTATTAGGCGTAATTCTCTAAGATATTTTTTAACTTCATCAATGATCTTCTTTTCTTCATCTGTATATTTCATTCCTTGCCCTCCAAAATAATTAATTATTAATTTTTATGATCTTGATAAATTGCATAAGCAATTATCCCTGCCAATTCAGCAAGGATAGTTGCTGCAACTCCACACCAAAATGGGTTAATGTACATTATTTATCACCATCTTCTTTTATTTCTACATTGCCTTCTTCAAGGTACTTTCTTTGTATTTCGAGTTTTTTAATTGCTTTCAAATGCAATTCCTTATCAAAATTAGTTGCACACGTTAAACGACCAATAACGTATTTGATTTCTTGATTAGTCAACTGACAATCATTAAGCTTTTTAATTAATATATTCATTTTAATCACCTTTTTTTGAATTTTTGACTGCATAAATCAATACCATACACAATACTTACGACCGAGAGAAAATAAAACATGAGTGAATTTCGATATGGTTGATTAATGATTGCAGTGATTATATGAGCTATGATGATTACAGTATAAATCGCTAACAGTTTTGTATTTTGTTTTAAAAACTTTTCTTTTTGTTGACGGTATTCTCGAAGCAAACCGTATAGATTGCTTATTGTTTCATTTGCAAGATCCAATCCACTAATCAATGCTTCATTTTGTTCTTTTAAATTTTTGCAACGTTTTTCTAAATCATTTTCAGCTTCTAATTTAATCTTCTGCATTATTTACCACCTACTCACTTGATTTGATATCAATAACACCATTTTCAATAACTTCTTTTGCTGGAAAGAATTGAATGTCATAGGCATAAGGATTTTCTTTTTTAGCTTTTGTTTGAATACAAGTGTATGTAACATCATTTGACAAATGTGCATAGAACAGCTTGTACTTTCCTTTTCCAGTTTTGATTGTTACGTTTAAATCTCCATCTTCATCACTATCAAGGGAAATCTTTCCCTCAACAGTGAATAATGGATCATTTGTTCTAGTATTAAGAGCAACGACTTTTCTTGTGATTTTAAAGTTGTTTGCATCTTCTCTAATATTCCAATTAACTCTAGATGCTTTTGAACATCCAGTTAAAGCAAATACGCTTGCTAATATGATTAATACTTTTTTCATTTATTTTCTCTCCTCTTTCTTTTTGATGTGGTGTCTTTCTTCATACCATTCAATATCTTCTTCAACACGTTTTAATAAATTCTTTTCTCTTACTAGATCCTTTTCACTTGCTCCTGGTCTAGTGATATAGTATTGCAAAGCATGTTTTACTGTTTGCATTCTTCTATACTGATTACCCATTTTTATCTCCTATATTTGGAATAGTAATTGGATAAAATCTTCCTTCTTGAAAAAATGTATTAGATAAATCATTGGATTTTATACATTCAAGAAATATCCATTCATTAGATTCTATTTCTTTAATTCTTACAATTTCTTCATAAGGAGCATCATATATCCACATACCAGGGGTTAAATCTTCAAATTTAAGGGGTTGAGGATGCTTGATTTCATTCATTGCATCCTCATAGCCTTCATCATATTGTCCTCTATCATAAATTAGAGCTTTTAGGAGTTCTTCTTTATCAACATTTATGCCGACTTTTTGTACAGCTTTAAGTACTGAATTTTCAAAATCCTCATTCATCTTTTGAAACACTTCTTCCATTACTATTTCTATTGGTGACTTATACATTCTTCATACCTCCAAATCAATTCATCAATGGTTTCATCATCTTCGGCATCTTGAAAGTAGCCTCTCATCCTCATGCCGACTAATGTACTGATTTCATCAAAGTCATCTCCACCACATCCATCATCAGAAAATTCTTTTAATAAATCTAATTCAAATTTAGTCATCTTCCATCAACTCCTTTTTCCAATATTTTTTATTCTTTATTTTTGCATAGCTGGTACCATATATTTTATCAAAATCTTTTTCACATTTTTCCAGTTCTTCACATGCCTTATCAAGAGCCTTTTCTAATTGTTTACAATAAAATTGTAATGCTTTATTATAAAGTTTCATTTTTTTGACATTTGATTTTTTCATTCTATCCACCGCCTTATTTTCTTGGTTGCAATTTAATCTTATAAATACTGCTTAAGAAATCTATTCCTTTTTGGGTTACATAATAGTAACTTCCTACGATAGCATTAGAAGCTTTAGCAGCATTTCCCCATTTAACTAACTTTCCCAGCTTTCTTTATACTCTCCACTAGCAACAAAAAAATTTCTATAATACTCATAGACTTTTTGACCTTTTCTAATTCCATTAGGATCAAACCCTAAAGCATGACACATATTGTCAATTTCAAATAAAGCAGCATCCATTATAGCCACCCCAATTCACGGCATTGTTGACTGATAGCTTTTAAAAGTTCCATATCAATTGCAGGTGGTGCATCATAACCGTACTCATAATCTTCAGAATACTCATCACAATATACAGATGTTATTTTTTCTTCTTTATCAAACAAAACTACAAATGTATATAAGTATTCTTCTTCATATACGATTGGTTTTTTATAAATAAATCGATCTAATCCAAAATAATCAAATTTTTCTTTTTTAAATCCCATTGATTCAAACATTTCTTGTGCTGTCATTTAACTTTTCCAACCTTTCTTGCTCTCTTTTGGCTTTTTCTACTTTAAAAGCAAACACTTGATCATCATCAATATTAAACATCACTTTCAATTGGTATAGCATGATTTCCACATCAGCTATTTCTTCAATTAAATTGGCATAATACTCAGGTTCAGCTGGTCTATCAGCATAACGTAGCATCTTATTCACTGCTTGAATAAGTTCAGCCAACTCTTCCATGGCTTGTCTGCATTGCGGTTCTTTGCCATATTTTTCAAGCGATTGTCTAAATATCCTTTTTGTTTCCGTTACTTTATCTAGAAATTCATCAACATTAAATTCTTCTATTTTATTCATCTTCTATCACCTCACAATATTTAATATTTATATCTTTCAATCAGCCCATGTACGGTTTCATCGTCTTTTGCATCTTGAAAATATTCTCTTTCTTTCATTTCACGTAAAATAGGTATTCCACCAAAACGTACATTCACTTCGTAAAGTAATTCATCTACTGCTAACAATAAATCTAATTCAAAATCTTTTTTGAATTTTTCTCTTTCACTCATCTTCTATTACCTCACAATTTTCTAAAAGTTCTTTAATGTTAGTTGGTTCTTCATCTTCCCATGAAAGAAAATCAAATATTTCTTTTTTGAAAACATCTCTAAAGCCAGCAATATTACCCCTACCATATACAGTCCATCTTTTGTTGTTATCTTGTGTATATTTTTCAGGCTTAAATTTATAACACCAAACAGCACCGTCTTCATCTTTTGCAATCCATTCATACTTATCATTTAAACTTTCTAAAAAGTATTTAGTTGCTAAAGGAATTTTAACCTTTGGTTTTGGTTCAATATATTCTTTGTACAACCATTTTGTTTTATTTTGAGGACAACTACCAAAAGGATTGCTTATAAATTCGCACCTTTCGCAAATATTAATACACCTGACACATTCATCGTTTTTTATCGCAAAATTATAATTTAATTCTTTGATTTTTTCTTCATACGCTTCAAAATTTTTCATATCAATACACCCCTAAATAGTAACGTTTGATATTTTCCTCACCGAATTTATCAATGAGATTTTGAACTGTTTCCTCACTGTCGAAAAATAATTCTGTAGGTTGAACATTAGTATAGGGTGTTATGAATACTTCCCCACCTTCGTGCGCATAACGAAGAACGTAGTTGTATTTATTTAAAACATACTCCCTAGAAGCATCCATAAATGCTTTTTGTATTCTACAATACAGCTTACATTCTTCTTTTGTTTTAAATATACGATTGTATTTAATAATATTTTTACTTATCTCTCTTTCATCACAAATAAAAAAAGTTGGGTTTAAATTATAATATGCTGTCCAATACTTTTCTCCACGTTTAGGTTTCCAGTCTTTTGGTGTTGGTCCAAAACCATTTTTACTCTTTTTTAATTCTTCAACTTTTGTTTTTAAATTATTTAATGTTTCTTCAACATTATTAATTTCTTTTTCTAATTCTTCTACTGTTTTCATTGTTGTTCCTCCTTGGTATCGTTTTTTCTGCAATCTACAGATTTTATTGCACCTTAACCTTTCTTAACGCTTTAATCTGTATAAACACAAATAGTGTTTCCTTCCACTCGATAGCCAAAACATAAATTACCACCATCACAAAGAAGAGCAATTTCTCTATCAGTTAAATTAGGGGCGTTTTTAAGAACTGTATATTTTACATGAGCGTATCCAACGTTATTGCATGACACAACAACATCGTAGTCATCCATGTTGATTTCACTAGGTCTTCCAATCTTAAATTTGTATTTTTCCATTAATTCCTTATATGTTTCATAATTTGATTTTTCATTTCCCATTTTTATAATTCCTCCTTAACGATATCTTTCATGTCATTTTTGTAATAACAATCTTCACATACTGCATAGCCAAATCCACTGCTATTCAAGATGATTCTTGATGTATAAGAAGTTCCGTACATGATTTTCTTTTCGCATTCACAACAGGCAACTTTCTTGTTCATATCATCTTCGTAATATGTAGACCCTTCAGGCAATGCATAATCTTCATATTGGCCGGTTTCCAAATCATATTTTCTAGCAAAAGCATGATCCATTGCAGTTTTTAATAAATCAAAATACTTTAAAGCATCATCTTGTGTCATATCTTTGTAATTTGCATCAAGGACAACAACACCATGTTCCTTACATAACTTTGACCATTCTTTACCTGTCATTGATATCACGTCCTGCAACTGGTTTATTGCGCATGAAGTCTTCAAAATCCATATTGCAATCGGAACAGATTTCTGCTTTCTTTCTTACAAGTCCCATGCCACCATCACTTTTCAATCCACCTGCTTGATATGAGATTTTATAATTATTGACCTCTTTGGTTTTGAAAACTCTTTTACATCTATCA